GCGTGATTAGCAACTGTTAAAGTTCCACTTGTGAAATCTTTAGTTGCTCCAACACCAGCACCAATAAATCCATTTAAAGATTGTACCGGTCCTGAAAATGTAGTTTTTGCCATAGTATTATCCTCCTAGTTATTTCCACATAGTCTCTAGGCCGTCGACTATACGCGTCTATGCAGAATTTTATTGTATAGTAAGGATTTTATATGCTAAATTTTAGTAGAGTGCAAGAGAGTTTGTAGTGGAGTTGACGTTTTCCAGTAATGTAGTAGCGTTTTAATTAAGTAGCTACTGAAACTTGTGGCGCAGCATCTTCTATTTTATTAATATGACTAGCTTCTTTAGCTTCTGCCATCTTAATATGATTAATAACTTGTCTTATTTTGTTATCAATCCTAACCATATCGAGAGTATATCTGCCCTCATCGTTATAGTGCTGCTCCCACTGTAGTTCTAGTCCCCTCTTCTGTTTGTAAAGGGATTGAACGTGTGTTTGCATCATTAACCTCCTCATAGGTTATCCAAGTTTTACGTTTATCGTAAAATCCTGACGTTTCCCACACTATATCATTTTGTCCTAATCTGTCAACTATAGCATCATTCAATGCTTGTTCGCTGTCAGCACAAGTTACTTCAAACTTTGTAAAGTATCCTCTGGACCTAATCTGTATGAGAAATTTTTTCATGAGTTCTTTCTTTATACCATAAAAAAAGGGGGGCCGAAACCCCCCTTTTAAAATAAAAATGAATAATATCAGTTAGATATTAAGCACCTTCAACACCGAAGATACCTCTAAAGTCAGATACACCAAAAGAGTATCTTTCTCTAGCTTTGTACTTCATGTTTCCTGTTTCGAAGTCACCTTCCATTTTTGTATTGATTGGTGATCTTTCGAAATACTTCATACCATTAGGCACATCAGTGATAATGTAGAACGCATCAGTATCAGTTAAGAAATTGTTAACCACATAACCTTGTGGAATCATTCCCATAGATCTGATTGCATTGACATCATTGTCAGCTGTACCAACTCTTTGAGCAGATTTCATTAATCTCTCTGCAGTGAATTGTAGTTCACTAGGAATAATCATTTTTACTCCTTTTGCAGCGATCTTAAGACCTCTCTCGTCTGTCATTGCAGCGATGTCGATTAAACACTGCTCTAATGATGTTTCGTTAAGGTCTGCTTGAGTTGCTAAAGTATTAGCCACTGTACCAGCGATTGTTGGGTGAGAAGTGTTGAATAAAGAAACACCGTCACCTGAATCGTAGTTGTCAGTTGTAGGTAATCCTTGAATTAAAGGATTAACTGCTTTTACTTGTTTTGTTTGCGCCATTGAACGAGCTAATGCTTTTGTATATCTAGACGATAGTCTGTCATACAAGTTATCTTCAATCGCTTCTTCAGTGATTGAGAATGCTAAAGCAATAGTTTCGTGAGTGTATCTAGCTGTGTATGTTTCTTGTGCAGAATCATAAGTCACACCAGAACCTTCAGGTTTAACTTGTGCTGAAGCAAAACCTGATAACATCACTTCTTCTTCAAAAGCTCTGTCCGAAGTTTCCTTCGTATAGATTTGCTCGTGTTGGTTTTCGTATTGTTTATACTCCAGGCCGAATAAGGCATTCAATCCTGGCTCTAGTTCTTTAACTAGTTGTGATCGTGATATAGCCATAATATTATCCTCCTATTATACGCCTGTAGCACCTAACAAGTAGTGCTCATTGATTGTTACGACCAAGTTAACATTTGCACTTGCAGTGTCACTGTTATCTGGGTCTTTACTGATTCCAACGATTCTTAACTGAGCAGAGTCTGTGTCTAAAGAAGACTTTAAAAGTTCTGTCTTAGATACAAAGTTTGCACTGTTACCAGCTTTGTAAGAAATGTCTGCATTTAAGAAAACATCTGCTTGGTTAGCTGTTGAATCACATTGGATTTCGAACCTTTGGTAAGGGTCGTCGCTTACGAAAGCAACTATACCAGCAGTATTAATACTACCTGCATAGTGATTTGCCCACGTAGGCTTTTTACTAGTTGGGTCAGTGTAAAAAACGCCGTTTAATGAACCAGCTAAGTTACCAACATTCGTTGCAGCAACATCTATTGTTCCAGCCGCAGTCACTTTGACTAAGTCTTGGAAATAGATAGCTGAACTGTCGTTAGCAGCAATGCTATATTCACTTAAACCACCGTTATTAGGATTCTGACCAACTTTTGCAATTGGTTTTAAACCAAATGCTGCGTCTTTATTTGCCATAGTTTTTCTCCTATAAAGTTTAAGTTATTTTGTTGGTCCTGAATTGTTAATAAATTAACTTTTCTTCGTACCACCAAAAGTTACACGAGTCTGTCGATCAACATTGATCGGCATACTTGGGTGCTGTTCCTTCATAAGATCGTTGTTTACTGCTTCGTCTTGATCCATACCTTGCTTAGCATAGTAATCAGATCTAGATTTTGCGATCTCCTCTGGTATCCTTGTCAGCACAAGGCCACCAACTCCGATCACTCCCTTGTATTTGCCATCGTCAATGACTGGGTAATCCGAATCTGGGTATTCATCGGCACGAACTAATTCGTATCCTGATCTTAATCTTCCAGCGATATTTTTAGTATCCTGGAAACCCATAGATTCTATTCTCACCCATCTATGTCGATACCCATTTGGGGCAGGGGGTGCATCTAAAGATGACGGTGGAGTCCAAACTTTTTTATGAGAAGTTTTTTCTCTAGTTTGACTCGCACGAGAAGCTCTTTTTTCGTTTTCATTACTCATATGCATTTACTCCTTCGTGATTTTATTTAATTGTTTCGCATATTCTTCAAGTGGCACACCTAATTTATTAGCAATTGCTACTTGAGACGGCGTGAGTCTCACAGATTTGCGACCGGATTTACTACTTCTAGAAGCCGAAGCGACAACTTGAGTAGGTTTACTAGTCGTTTTTTGTGACACTGTACCAAATTTCTGCGGAAATTCAAGTCTTATTCTTTTATCTATTTCAGAATAATACTCGTCTGATTGAGGGTCATAACCTTCATCCTCAACTAGCTTTTTATGTAAGCTAAATGCGGTATAAGTCATTGCCTCGTCTTGACCAAACCATGTATTCTTTTGGGCCCAATCTTGAGCTTTAGGATCTGGATTGATCGGTTGTTCCTGAGTTTGAGCTTGAATTTGTGGTTGTTTAACCTCAACTTCTTTACTCTTTTCAGGTCTTGATTTTAACTCTGCAAGTTTTGCTTCTTCATAACCAAGCTTTGATATCTCAGTTGATGCAGCAATCTCAGCTTTTAAATCACCATCTTCTCTTGCTTTGGCTAATTTAGAAGCTGCAGCTTCTAAGCTAGATTTAATTCTATTTTCCATTTCGGAAATAAAACCTGTATCTAATTTAGAATACCTTGTTTGAAGAGTTTCTTGCTGAGCTTGAACTTTTTTTGCGTATTCTAAAGCAGCCGCTTCTCTACGTTCTGCTTCACGCATTTTTCTAGTTAGCTTAGCGATTCTTCTCTTAACTCCATCAGAGTAATCTTCTAATTCTTTGTTCTTGTTTTCTTTTGTTTCTTGATCCTTGTTTTCTGATTCACTAGCTTGAACAGTATCCTGCTCGCTAGATTCCTTAGATGAGTCATCGGACTTATTATCGTCTTTATTGGACTCAATGTTTTTATCTTGATTGTCATTAGCTACCTCTATTTCAGTTTCTTGTGTTTTTTCTTCTGGTATTTCTACCTCGGCACCTGGACCTGATGTATCAATGTCAACCATTTTTTCTGCTTCTGGCATAGTATCCTCCTATGTTAATACTGATGAAGTATATCTTCTGGGTTTTCGATTGTAGCGAGCACTTCATCGTCATTGAGAATTCTCACCTCACCACCATCGATATTAATCCTAGATCCGGCATAACGTGCAAAGATAACCCAGTCACCGACCTTGCACCACGGACCTTCAGGAAACTTGTCTTTGTCATAACAGTGTGGTCCTTGTGCTAACACGAGTCCACATGTTGATGCTACTTGTTGTCTCTCTAAAGTTTCTTGTCCTAAAAATAATCCACCTTTTGTTTTTTCCTTCATTTTAAATGGAAGGACTATCATTCTCCATCCAGTGGGATTAGGTAATTTTGTTGATTCTTTATTTTTCAAACGCTCGTAAGCTTTATCCTTTTCAGAATCAATATCTTTGTATTTATCTAAGAGCGCTGATTTAGTCTTTGGTATTTCCGCCGTCTTTTCCGAATCTGACGACATTGGTGTTGTCTTGTTCTTGTCCATTTTTTTCCTCCTTTGGATTTAGCAGGTTGGATATTTCCTGATCTATTATTTGATAAGCATGGGCTTGACCTAAAAGATACTTATAAGTCTCCATGTCTTTTGCTCCACCAGAAATTAGATTATCTCCAATTGTCTGATAAGAGTTTCTTATTTGTTGTCTTAGTTTAGTTATAAAACCTTCAAATGTCAATTCTGCCATTAGCAATTCCATTTTCTAAGACTCTTGTTAATCCTAGAATTGGGATCTCGTGCAGTTTTAGCAGATGTTAATCTTTTCTTCATACCTGTCATTCGTGCGCAGAAACTTTTTCTACGATTAGCAGCCTTAGAACCTTTCTTTAATTTAGATGGTTTAGTTGTTACAGCTGTTTGTAATTTTGAACCTGGGTTTTCTCTTCGATAAGACATTACGCCTTTTCTATTTAAACCTCCGGATGGATCTTTGCCTTCTTTTCTTTGCCAAGCTGGTGTTCTACCACCTTTGGCTAAGTAAGCTCTACCCATTCCTCTTGTGTTCATCATTACTTTTTCTTTCCTTTTTTAGGAAATCCTTTTTTCATATTTGCATATGCTTTTGCAGAAATAGTAGACTTTGATTTAGGTCTTGATATACCTAATTTTTTTCTTCTATTAATGTTGGCCCATAGGCCGGGTCTTTTTTTTGTCGTCATTATTTTTTCCTTTTCATTTTAGATTTAGATACTCTTCCACCTTTTTTCATATAGCCCATTTTATTTCTAACGGCTGTAGGTAGTTTTGCTAAACCTGGGTTTTTCTTTTTATCTACTTTTTTCATATTATTTTCCTCCTTTATTCATATTGATAATATCAGTTGCTTTAAGTCCATAAATTGCAGCCACTACTGAAACCCAAAGGCCAACTATCCACCAGGGCATCTCTTGTAGTTTTAGAAAATATAGATCTATTTTTTCTTGCATCTTTTCATCTTCTGCAAATACAGACCAAGCCAATAAAAACAATGGTGAAGAAATTGTTAAAAGTACAAATTCGTCCTTCCAGTCGTTTTTTTGATTGTCTGCAATCTTTCCAGAAAATTCTATTTCACCTCTTTTCATTTTTTCAATGTGAAGAAGTTTAGCTTCTGACATTGCAACGTCAGCTGCTTTTTTATTTTTGTAAATCTCCAGTCCAGCTTTAATTCCTGAACCAAATAATCCCCAAGGAATCATACTAGTACCAAGTTGCTGTTTGTTTTTTTGCTTTTCCAGTACCTTTAACAGTTACTTTTGGATTTTCACCAGCTTTTGGAGTTGCAATTTGCACTCCACCAGTTTTATATCCATCAACAACCTTACCACCTTTAGGCATTGGAACATTTTTTTCTAATTTATTAAATTTGTTCATTTTTTTCTCCTCTTTTTACTCATACCAGCTTCTGATAGAGCAATTGCTATTGCTTGTTTAGGGTTTTTTACCACTTTTTTTGATTTTCCGCTATGTAATTTTCCTTTTTTATATTCTCTCATTACTTTAGCTACCTTTTTTTGACCGTTTTTCATTATTGTCCTCCTTGATTTTTAAGTTGAGCTGATAAAACAGTTTTTTCTAAAGAAGTATCTGCTCTTAACATAGCTAATTCTTCGTTTTGTTCTAATTTTTGTTGATCCGTCATTTGATTCATCATTGCTTTCATCTTATCAAGATTAATTCTCTCTTCATCTTGCTCTTTTCGTCTGTTATTTTCTGCAGCTCTGATGTCAAGCTCTCTTGATTTAAGTTTAGCAATTGGATCATTACCAAAATCACCATTAATTTTTTTCTCTTCTTGAATATATTCATCCATCATCTCTGCAATCAACACAGCTTTTCTAGATTCAATCTTCATATTCACTTGCATAATCTCTTGTTGAATTCTTGGGTCCTGCATTGCTTGTGGATTTTGTTGTAACATTTGTATTTGTTGAATTTCATTTAAGAATTCCATTTCAACTTGTTCTAATGCCATTAAAGAAATATGTTCAAAAACATTTTTTTGTAAGGAAGCTCCAATCATTGGATTATTCTTTGCCATATTGGTTGCCATAAAATGTAAATGCGCTGTTATGTGAGCTCTGTGATCTTGTCCTTTGAATGCTTGGAAAGGAATACCACTTAATGCATCAATGTGTTCTAATGATGGATCTTTTGGCATTGGTTGTTGTGGTTTCTTTAAAATGTAATCAATGTTTTTAACACCTAACGCTTCATACATATTTCTGTAAGCAGCATATAAATTATGTATTTGTGGATTAGATTGAGCTAATTGTAATTCAGTTTGAGCTAAACTAATTCTTTGAGTTTGAGAAAATATATTAGGATCAGCAACTGGAACGATATCTACTCTATCATCAAAGTCTGCTTGTTTGATCATTCTTTGACCACCAACTACATCATATGGATATTCTTCTGGTAAGTATAATTTAAATACACGAGATAATAATCTGAATTCATTTTTTAATGCCATATACAATCGTTTATGAATTGCAGACATTGTTCTTGAGCCTCTTTCAAGCAACGCAACTGTCGTACCCACTGCGGCTTGTTGATTACCCTCTCCTACTTGCATGTCAGCTATGGAAGCAAAACGCTGACCAGCTTGTACTACGACACCCATAAGTTGTAATAGTGTTTGAGATGGTTCCTTAAAAGGAAGCGTCATAAATGCATCTCTGATATTTCCACCAGGTGCATCTACATCTCTAAATTCTCCAGGTTGAATTGATTGAGCATCATCTCTAATTCGAATTCCTCTTTGTTTAAATCCTGCAGGTAAGTTAGATAATGTTCCAGCATCTAATAATGATCTTAAAGCAGATGTAGCAGTTCTAGATAAACCACCAATCATATGTATTAAACCAAAACCATAAAAACCAAGTCCTGGTAAAAATTTAAAGTGAACGAAGTATTGTATCTTTTTTCTCAAAGGATCACCTACTTCGTAATTTCTACGAATGGATAAAATAGAACGAGAGTTTTCTTCGATCGTTACAATGTAAGGTAACTTAATACCTGTTATATCCCCATTGGGTCCTCGATCTTCAAAACCCTCAATATCAAGGTTAACATGACATTCAAGTAAAGTGAATACATCTTCTTGTCTTCCAGATTTTCTTATTCCCTCTAATTCTCTTTCCTTTTGTTCAACATCAGATTCATTGTCATAACCAGGAGTTAATTCAATGTCTCTATAAAAACCATTGACTTGTTGTTTTCTTAATTCGTTTCCAGAAACTTTAACTCGATGGATGATTGATTCCGCGTCGTCTAATGAGGTAGCCGAATACGGAACAATCAAATCATCAGCTGGAACAAACTTAGAAACAGCTCGTCCCATTAACTCGTCGTAGTAAACTTTTTTAAAAGCAGATCCTGATAGTGGTAAATAAAATAACATTTGATCAAAATCAGATTCATATTCTGGCATTTGATCCATAATTTGATAATTCATAAATTCTTTTACTCGTTCTGCTTGTGCAGATTTTTCTGGAGATGGAGCTCCAACGATTTGAGTTCTTACAGGTCCTTGAGCCGGGAGTAATTCTTTGTAGGCCAAGGCTTGAAATTGAGTAACCGCTTCTGCAAGTACAGGATGCGTGGCACCTGCTGCACCAGAGAATGGTTCTGTTTTTGTTTCATACTTAAATCCTAAAAGATCTAAACCTTTAACATATGAACTTTCCCAATCTTGTCTTGAAGATTTGTAGTCTGTGTAGTTGTTAAATAATTCTGAACCAAGAGGCACTAAAGTTTCCTCTGGTAATAACTCAGCTAGATTGTCATAGTGATTTTCTGTTTGAGCCTGGTTCATGGCTCCTGGTTCAAAATTAATTTCTACACCACCATCTTCAAGAGGTGTAATTTCTGTTTCGCCTATATTAGGTACTTGTTCTTGAATATCTATATTTTCTTCAACCGCTGTCTCAGGTCCTTCGATTTCAATTGATTTCCTAACTTCGTTTGGAAGTGCTTTGTCGATTGCTGCCATTAAATTTTTTCTCCAATCTTACTACTTTTACAGTATTATTTTTAATATTCAAGCCCCGTGATAAAGGTCCACGTTTTGGAGGCACTGTTAGAGTTAATCTTTTCATTACCAGTAATAGCTTCTTTTTTTTGTTGGAAGTCCATTATCTTTATAGTCTTCTGGGTGAATAATCAACCCTCCTTGTCTAAATTTCATTAAAGCTTGTGTTGTACTATCTACTAAATCGTCGTGATCACCATATGGAAATGAAGCACATTCTTCAATAACCTCTTGAGCAAACTCCTTGTCTAACGGAGCCCAGACCATTCCAGATTCAAACATAGGTGCAACAGCATTTACTCTGCTGTGTTTATCATTACCTTTTGAAGGTGAAAAATTAACTACTGGTATTCCCATTTGTCTTAATTCATAAGTTAATGGTAGACCTGATGCTTTAGCTTCAATCAATACTGTTTCAGGTTGCCAATATCTATATTGTTCCAAAGCTGTACGTCTTAGTTCTGGAAACTCTAATCTTTGTTTTACTGCATCCAATAAAATTATATGATGTGGATCTCCTTCGTTCTCTGCAAATATTCCCCAAGTTGTAATTGCAGAATAGTCGGCAGTTTCTTTTTTCATAAATGCTGTGTCGTAAGATTGAACAACGTGAAGCAAAGGTGGTAAATAATCTTTGTCCCAATCTTTCCACCATTCTCGTTTTAATAATGCACCTTCTTCTGCAGTTGGATTTTGCATGTACTGTGCATTCCATTTTGCAACACCAGCGGATGCTTTTACTTTTTCTAATTCTTCCTTCTTCCAATACTCTGGCCAAACGGGTTCACCACTTGGTAAGATAGCTGGAAATTCTATAACTTCCCATTGATCTGCTTTTTCTTCTTTTGCTCCAGCGTTAACTAATTGAGCTGTTAAATCTTTTGTAGACCATCTAGTCATTACAACTACGACAGCTGCGCCTGGTTGTAAACGCTGTCGTGGTCCTGATGTATACCACTCCCATGCATTATCAAATGCAGTTGGAGAATTAACATCTTGTTCTGAATGTGGATCGTCAATGATTAATAAATCTGCACCCCGTCCAGTAACAGCACCTGATACACCAACCGCAAAATATTCTCCTCCGCCATTTGTTTCCCAACGACCTGCAGCTTTTGAATCTTCTCTTAATCTTGTTTTAAATAAATCTTGATACTCTTGTGAATCAATTAATGTTTTAGCTTTTCTACCGAAACGTATTGCAAGTTCTGCTGTGTGGGTTGCTTGAATAATTTTTAAATTAGGTCTGTTACCTATCATCCAAGCAGGTAGGAAGTAAGAAGCAAATTCAGATTTAGTATGCCTAGGTGGCATATTAATAATTAATCTTTTACAATCACCTGATAGGATTCTATTAAAAGCATCTGCAATTTTTTTATGATGGGACCCCTCTACAAAATCTGGCCAAGTATATTTTACAAATGATAAAAAATCAGAACGATATTTATTTTGTGTAGTTTTTTTGACTCTAGTTAAAATATCTAATTTTAATTGTCTTCTAACTTTCGGATCCGTTATTTGATTTATTTTTTCTAAACTAAGCATAATATTTAATTATGGTACCAAAAAGTATTTAACAGCAATCTCTGTCTAAATCAAACACTAAAGAGTAATACTTAGGATCCCTTTTTTTGTTTTTTACCCCTCCCCCCTAAATGAAACTTTGACTTTTGGGTTTGGTCTGGTACCTCTATCATCTAAGGGTGGGACCCGCCCACATGCTCTTCTCTAGGTGCGACATAGTGTCGCACCTAGCATTATTAACTTGACAACTAACTATTTACGCATTGGACTCCTCTCTCATAGCATACAAGACATCACGCTCTAGTGCTCTTGCACAATTTACCATAAACTTACGTCTTGTAATTTGATTGTTATTAATCTTAAGACCAATATATTTTGAGAATATTTGTCTTGCATCGTTTGCTGTTTTAAATTCATCAGCACGATGATAAGCAACTTTCTGTAAGAAAGTAAATCTAAATACCATCTCTTCAAGATTATCCTTTCTTATTTCTCCCATACCAAGTCCAACCATTAAGAATCCGATTTGATCAGCTTCTTTTATATTAAAGTCTTTCTCGTTAAAGTTTTTACAATTTAAACTATTTACATATAACGCCATAATCATCCTTTGTTAGTTGTTAATAATGATTGTAGGATATTGTAAGATTGTGGCAACATTATGTCAGCCGGGTGCGCAGATTGTCGCACCTAAAATTTTTGTTTTATTCTTTTAGGGTGGGCGCCCGCCCACAGGTTTTTTTTAGCCCTGCGACATTATGTCGCAGGGTTTGTTTTGAGACTATGACTATCCACAAGCAAGGCAATACTCTTGCCTTTTATTACTCCAGTTGTCAGGTCTCACAGGATTACTACAAGCCCGACAAATTTGTTTAGCTTGACAGTAGCCGTGTGCCAAGCGTCTTGCTGTTTTTTTGTCATTACCTTGCTCTATGAATTCCTTTACTTTTTTTTCTACTAGGATACCCATATCTCAATCGTTCATTGTTTCAGGAAACAAGGACATTTGTTGCGCCTCTTCTTTAGTTGGAAGTAAAGATGTTTCCTCTTCTCTTTTTTCTAGTTTTTGTATTTCACTTTGTAAGTAAATCATAACTTGTTTCAATATATGGATTTGTCCCTGTATTGAAGCGTTTGCACTTACTCTACTTATATTGTCTACTTGTTTTAAAAGTAGGTTGTTTATGTTTTCGTATGTCATAGTTTTTTCCTTTCTGATTTATATATAGTTTATAAAATTAATTTATTCAAGTCTTTAGGGTGCGACAGATTGTCGCACCCTGTTATTGTTTATTTTTAGGTTGTTTATGTTTTCGTATGTCATAGTTTTTTCCTTTCTGATTTATATATAGTTTATAAAATTAATTTATTCAAGTCTTTAGGGTGCGACAGATTGTCGCACCCTGTTATTGTTTATTTTTTATGTTCTAGTTTTGGTACTTCCTCGTTCCAAGTTATGCCTAGTGATTGTTTAAATACTCCATTTAACGCTTCAATAAGATCAACAGGTGCTTGCGCTTCCATAATCTTATCTTTACATAAACGAAGGGTTTGTTTTAATTCAGCTAGGCGTTTGCCTTCCGGCCTTCTCTCAATTTCCCTATCGGCAATTTTAGAACACCAAGTCCTTACTTGTTCCTTACAATCGTCTGATGTTATTTTATTACTATCACTGTCTCTATAAGAGTAGTTTCCCTTTGTATCAAACTTATAAGATAGTGCTTCTTTTTTGTCTTCTGTTTTTGCTTGAGACTTAAAAAAAGTTCTGGCTTTTGCCATAGCTATTTCCAACATTTTTTCCGCCTCTTCTAGTTGCTTGATAACTTTATCAGCTCCCATTTTTTTAGAAAAAGACAAAACAGTTTTTTCAACAGCGTCTGCTTTGTACTGTCTGATTAACAGTTCCTGTTCCTCTATTTGAGGTGTTATTTTGTCTCTTACCTTTTTTTCAAAATGGTCTATTTGCCATTTTGCCATTAGTTTTGTCATATATACTCCTTTGTTTGTTATTACTTCTCGAATACACATGTGTATCGATTATTTAAATCTGACAAATTGTCGCACTTTGTTTTTTTTTCCTGGGTGGGACCCGCCCACAGGTTTTTTTTGAGGGTGCGACAATATGGCCACTATTAAATTAAAAATAATTTTAATATATTGTAATTGGTCAAGGGCGATAAAGGAACCCTGGATAAGTAGCAGATGTCTTCGGATAGCTGAACCGCACCAGGATTGACCAAACTTGAGCCCTGGTCCATCAGGTTGGAGGTAAACCTAGGCAACTATGATGATGGACCTGGGGTCAAGTTTGAAGCATTAGCTCTGGCTATAGAGATATAGTTATAAGATGTTGCTTAACTTGATCAGGTCAAGGTGTCCCAGACCTCGTAAGAGGAAGAACGAACGCATAGAAATGGATCGGGAGCGTTACTTGACCAAAGGTGATACAGCAATCCTGTATTCTATTACACTGACGGTTGCGTCGGCGTGGAGTGATAGAGGCTAAAATACTGTGAGAGGTTTGATTGCGACCTCTATAATATACTATGTAATTTTCCGCGGCGGGCGGAAGTAATCCCGCGAGTGTTCGATTGTGGGGATGTACTACACTTAAAATTGGGAAACCCTCAAGCCAAAGGGAAGGCCGTGTTTTAGCGTGAGCCACCTTTGGCTTTTTTTATTTTTCTTTTTTTTAGGGTGGGACCCGCCCACACGCTCTTCTCTGCTCTGCGACAATTTGGCCAATGTTCACGGACCAGGGACCAGGCTAAGACACACCTATGATACATATTTCAAAAATGACAGGAAAGCTTGAGGGCTTTCAATCGATCTCAACTAATACAACGACTAACCCTTATTGTATTAAACAGAATAAAAAGAAAGATAATAACATTTGCACCTTTTGTTATTCGCATACGATGCTTAATACATTTAGAAAAAATATGGCGCCATCGTTGCAGCGTAACTCAGAATTATTGAGCTCAAAGGTATTACACCCTGACGCTTTGCCCGTGATCAATCAGGCATTTTTTAGATTTAATTCACACGGCGAATTAATCAATCAATTTAATTTAATAAACTATGTAAACATAGCTATTAAAAATCCGCATTGTAATTTTACTTTATGGACAAAAAGATTTGATATAATTTCTAAATATTTTAAAGATAATGAAAAGCCAAAAAATTTAATTCTAGTCTATTCAAACCCTAGAATTAACCACATACTAGATAAGCCGCCACAGTATTTTGATAAGACTTTCAACAATGTTGAGGAACATTTAGAAGTTAAACGCCAAAATTGCACGGGGCAAAAATGTAAAGATTGCTTATTGTGTTATAAGTTTAATGAAGTTTCAACGATTGTTGAAAAGGTTAAGAGCTACGGAAAGAAAAAATAACAGAAAGGACATAATGAAAAAAACAAATTATAGTTTTTATTATAGATCAAGGGACGGGCACATAATGCGGCCAGAGTCTTTTTTGAACATTAATAAAGGGCGCACGCTTAGCGGCGTACAGTTAAGGGCGCTAGGCATAACAAAAATAAAAAAAGAAGAGGTAGACAATGAACAAAAAAAATGAGACAGACGCTTTAAAACAATTGTTCATTGCTTTAAATGCTGAGATTGAGACCGGAGACGGTTTTACAAGCTACACGCTTGATTCTAAAGATTTTAAAGTAGTACATACAGACTTAAGCAAGTTAGAAATCAAAGGCAACAAGCAATGATTAAAAAATTTATGGAAACTATATTATTTGAAATTAGTATCATAGCCACAGGCTTAGCTATCTTGACGATAGCAGGCGTAATAAATTGGTAAGCAACAAGCCAACAGGTATTACAGGAAATAGGAACCGCAAACGTGTGCTTTTGTTTTTATTTCAAAGGGGGTGGGGCCCGCCCACATGCGCGCGCGAGCGTTGTCAATGTGACATATTGTCGCATGCCCCTTGGGCAAAATTGTCGCAGGTCCAAGGTACAAGGTTCATGCCTAGATCTTGCCATAATTTTATGGGACTATCTAGGATTAACAAAAAGGAGAATTATGAAAATATATAAATACAGTGACACGTACCAAATTCCAGTTCTAGAATGGAAAGATCTAGAAAAGCTTGGAATGAAAAGTGAAGACATCAGCTGGTCCACATATGCGGGCAGCAATCATAAACACAGATACAGCAGAGATAAAATGTTGCCGGGCATCATTGCTACAGCAGAAAGAATCTGGCTGGAGGAATGGGTTAGACAAGGTAAGGACGAGGGTACCTGTACAGGCGGCAATGCCATTCAAGTTGATGTAATACCTAAAAGGCATAAATATCCACTTAAGCTTAACTTGGCTTGTGCTCCAAGGGGACAAGGCAATGTTAGCAAAGAAATGAGTTGCAATGGTGCTTTAAAGTTTATCAACGATACTCTGAAGTCTTTGTTTGGTGATCAAATCAAGGCATCATACTACGATGGATGGATGGACTAATGAATAAATTCTGGAGAGTATCAATTTACTCTGTCTACCGAGAATTCGGTGGACATGAGGAGGGCGGATGGTATTACACTGCTGGCAGCAAGGTGAATGCTTTTCCTAAAAAATTTAAAACTAGAATGGATGCAGCTGCGTTCGTTAAAAAGATTCATTCTAAAATAACTAGAACCGAGCAGAGGCACGATTGTGCCCTGCTGCCTAAGATCTGGTTCAATGGATCCGGGCCAAAGGAACTACCTAGAAAGGAGTATTGTTAATGCCACAAGTTCGAATTGCATGGGGTCGAGATAAGGATGAAGTTAAGCTGTACGTGTTTGAGACAGAGGAGCAAAAAGCTTTTTTTCTTGAAGGCGTAGAGGCGGCCGCAGGCTGGTTAGAGTATGAGATTAAAGACTAAGTCCCGGTCCTTGGTGATGAGGAAAAAGCATATGGTGCAAGGGTTAACACTTGTATTAGGCGGAACCACCGACCAAGGACCCGGAGTTAGTCTAGAAAAAAATAAAAGTTAAAAGGAACAAGCAACATGCGGGAGGGGTCCCGCCCACAAGCACACATCAAGGGTGCGACGTTATGTCACATTGACAAGATGTTCCTGAACCTTGGTCCAGCCTTCAGCTACCGCGGCCACAGGCACATGGCCCAGGGTCAACAGGTCTTGGATCTGTCTTCCTTCATAAAGTTTTGGGGCTAAAGGACCGAGGGGCTTTGCCAAGATAAAACTATTAATTGGATGACGAATATGAAACGATATTTGGTGTGGAGAGAACTTTAATTTCTTACCCCTAATTACTTTCAATTCGATGGTAAAAAATTTATTATTTTTGTTATAACATAATAGATCTGGAACGCCTGCAGAGGCCCAACTTTCAAGTCTTGTAAAGGATATTTGAGTTATTTTTTTCTTAACTTCTTGCCAGAGTTTGGACTCATCTTTTGCCATAAATACGCCGTAAGTATGTCAACCAAAATTAGGTTAAACCGTAACATTTTTTTCAAAGTATTTTGAGTAAATATTATAGTTTAACATACTAGAATCAAT